GCCTGAATCAATCTCGGTAATTATTGGAGTTGTTAAAGTTTTGTTGGAAAGTACATCAGTCGTAGCCTTACCCACCAACGTATCGGTACTAACGGGTAAAGTTACTGTTACATCAGCCGCAGGATCACCCGCTGAAAGGGTTAATTCATACGCATCAGAAGTTGATCCTTCAAATATTAGATTACCTGTGATCGTTCCACCGAAGGCGATTGTATCTGAAGCCGCATCGCCAAGCGTTATCGTTCCCCCGTTGAAGGTAGATGTGCCTGTTACAGTTAAGTTTCCACCCACCGAAGCGTTGCCAGTTACAGTTACATTATCAGCAATCGTAGTTTCGGAAGTTGTATGTCCAATCGTTACGGCTATCCCTGACGTTTCTGTTGCAATTTTTAACGCACCGACAGCGTTGGTTACGTAAGAATTAGACCCGTCATGATAAAGGGTTAAATCGTTCCCTGTTCCCAATTTCAGAACATGGGAGTCAGCCATGTTAATTGATGTGGTGGCGAGTTTCAATGCTGAACCCGTTCCATCCCCATCATAAATCTGGAGCGGGGAAGTGGTGAGTCCACCATCCTCGCCAGTATGAAGAAGCTGAACGTAACTGTCAGCGATTCGTTTATTAGTTAAATCTGTTACCGTCGCCATTTATATCTCCTAAGTATCAAACGCCCCCCGTTTATATTCTTCCTCATAAAAATCTTTGCCAAAGCGTGTTTGTACCCGTGAAATCAGCCGTCTAAGACGAGAACTGTTACACTTTGGACACTTGTGTTTCTTGAGGGAGTTAAGCCCCTGAAACACCTCAAAAACCCGTTTACATTTCTCACATTGAAATTCGTAGGTCGGCACTATTTTTTAGCTTTCTTTGCTTTTTTAACAGCACCACCTGCTTCATCACATTCCTTATGACCCGCTTTTTTGTATTCCTTCATCTGATCTTCAGAAGGATTTTCTTTACCAAAGACTGAACCGTCTTTTCGCTTAAACCATTTCATGTTATTCTCCTATGTAAGCAATACAAGAACCAGATGTCAATTCAAAGGCTGTCCATCTTCCGTAGATAGTTAAACCTTTTGGAAAGGTTATTCCATCTACCTGTAAACTGTTTTCTGCAATCAGTGAAGATGTAGCATTACTGCTTGGATATATATAATTGGTTTCGGGAACTAATCCTGTTGCCCCTGTTTCAAACACTGAATCTTCTAAAAATGCAATAGCTACATATACAGTCCCCGCATATTGAACTTCTGCATTATGTGTTGTAAAAACAGCAGAACCTGCTTGACCTAATTGGATATTTATTGCTTCTTGAGCTGAATATTTGCTCTTTGTCTGTGATCTACCTGCCATTTCTTTCTCCTATTTTTCCTTCGAGAGAGTCAAGATGTGGGACAACCGAAGCCGCCCCACTTGCTACATCTCGATTTTAGTTAATCATCTACTACGGATTCGCGAAATTCGCTACAGCACACGCAGTGCTTGAAGCCGCATGACTTGCTTTTGCCCCGAAGATTACATCCGCAACTATTGAAGTTGAGAGGTAGTCTATGTCGTAGGCTGACTGAACCCTGGGGTTCATCTGCATAGCGAAATAAACAGCTTCCTTTTTGAAAAGGGTAGCTGTCTCGTCGCCCGTACCGCCATCGTCATCCCAATCAGTTGAGACGAATGTGGGGACACCGTAGACCATACCTACTGCACCACTTGCAACGGGTCCTACGCCGTCGCCTCTGCGAGAAGCATCGTAGAAGTCCTGCAAAGACAAGGCACTCATGTAAGAGGCGGGAGAACAATACAAGAAAGCCTCTCCGTCTGTATATGAATGTCCCGCATCGAGGAACTTCTGAAGTCCACTTCTCAGTAGAGCGGTTGTGAAGGTATTATCAGCACTTAGCGTAACGTCATTTCCCGTTTGCCCCTGAAGCACAGTTACCGCGATATAGTTCTCAATGAACTTCGCGATAGAATAGCCCATAGATTTGGCATACATTCCAAAAAGATCCGCCGATTCTTGGACCTTTACGATGTCGCCTATTCTTTTGGCCTCATAAGCATGTTGGTCAACAGCGAGGTCAACTTTACCATCAGTATTTGCACCGTATGTAACTGCCGAGCCAGAACTTAAAGAAGCAGCTGTCTCCTCGGTTACTTTGGGAACATGGATGGTGTCGCCACCTGCTGAAACCATACTGGACAGATCGGTTACCTGATTTCTAAGCTGAAATTGTCTCTCAGCGTAATCAAGGATACCGTCCGACCACATTTCGGGAATAAAGTTGGCCGCAGTCGTTAATGTTACTTCTGCCATTTTTTATTCCTATTTCATATAACCCGCTATAATACCAGACCAGTTATCACGTTTCTCATTTTTCGACATCTCAGACATTTTCTTTGATGGCGTGTTTGAAAAACCTGCTACTGAAGTCTCAGTCTTGACGGGTTTAGGTTTTAGAATTTTCCCATGAACTTTCCGCAGGGCGGGTGTTGGAAGTTCCTTGAAATCTTCCCGATCTTCCTCGGAAAAATCAGAGAGCAGTTCTTCTCTCATGGAGGCATCGTCGGCTTTCGCCCGTTCAACGATGGGTTCTAATTCAGCGATCTGTTTACCCCGCTCTTCAGCGAGTTCACGCCACTGGTCATTTTCTTCCATCTGTTTCTGCCTATCTGCATCCATTTGCTTCTGAAGTTTGCCTAACTTCGTTTCTGCTTTCTGTGCCCGTTGCCGATACTTTTTGCTTTCTGCTATGAACTCGGCGTAATCCTCACCTGAAGTTGATTCCTGTACTTCTGGTTCTGGTGCTTGACTCTCCTGAGTCTCTTGGGTTTCTTCGGTCATGCTGACCTCCTGTTTGTTATATCTAAAATCTTATAAATTAAAAGGGGGATGGTGGGGATCGAACCCACGCGTATATTTAAGGGTATATGTTAGAGCCTGTCATCCCCCGATTTTGAAAGTTTCTGATTTCGTAGTGTACTTTCTAATGTTCCTGTCAAGTTGAGTCCCAATCATTTTTTCAATCACTTTGTAATTCTCGTCTCGTAGATCAGCCAATACATAGCCTCGCTTGGCGTTGCCTTCTACAATATCACCCCTGGCAAAGACCAGTTTGAATCCATCCTTGATAGATTTTGTAGTTATCCTATTAAGCGTTTCTCCCGTCAGGCTCATATCCACCCAACCGCTTTTTGATCTGTTGATTCTAACTCCTTCGTACTTCTTGATCCTCCCATATCCAGGGATTTCCATACCTCTTCGTTTCATGTTCCCATAACTATCAATAAACACCCGCTTGGAATTCCCTTTGACCTTGATCGTCCTCCACCCTACTCCCGAACCTTTGGTGCTATATTTGAAATTTCTTTTACCGTTTTGAAATATCCCTTCACTGGCATCTTTCTTAATCATGGAAAGAACTTTCACCCGTGCCTTATCCCACAGAAACTTCGGAATCTTTGGGATGTCTGATGCCTTACTCACGCCGCTACCCAATCATGCCGACAGTTAAAGCCACCTCTTTCGGAAAGCCCAACCTCAAGCCCTCCAATCTCATCAACCGTGTAGCCCGATTCGGGCTGTTTGGCTAAAACGTCCTGACACGCCTGACGAGTGACTTCATCCAATGGGCCGATATATCTAAACTTTGCCGTAGAGTCATCCTCAAACGCCTTAAACGTGGCTGAGTTAGAGAACCGTGCGAATGAATCATTGACTATCATATTGACGTTACTACTGGACAATTCTTTGGCTACTGTTTCCCCCAATCTCTGAGCGATGGATTGGCCGCCCTCACCTGATATGATACCCTTGAGCATCTCGGTCTTGAGTTTATCCGAGTAACCTTTTGCCCGACCCAACAGAGTCACCGCATCCAGTTCTTTAATCAACTCAAGGGATTGGGCTGATCCGACTGAGACTTGCAACCCCTTCTTAGATGCCTCAGAAAATACCTTTGCCGCAACATCATCATAATCATCCATTAGCTTTTGAAGGGCATCACTATATCCGAGCCTGTTCAATTCAGCAAAGAAATCCAATTCCCGTGCTATGATCGCCAAATTCTGATCGCTTAACGTGGCAAGACGTGATGCAAGGGTGGGGAGTTCCCTTGTCAGCTTTGCCTGTAATTGTTCAAGGACTTTCATAAAATCATCTGCGGGTTTAGGCATTGACCAATCTCTCCACTAACGACTGAGCGGGTTGGGCCGCCTGGACCTTTGCCGTTGTCTCGGCCTGTGCCTCACCAATCCGTTCATCTATTTCGCTTTCGTCCATGTCAGGATTAAAGTGTCTGAACCAATCCTTCTTGGTAGCCAGACCATTCGCCCACTTCCACTCCCATTCTTCTCTCTCCTGTTGAGGAGATAGGGGGATGTGAGGCTCGGAAAAATCTACCGAATGTTCATCGCTTATGTTTATCCCGTTGGTTTCCAAGATAATCCTGTCTAATGCAAATCTTTGTTTTTCAAACTTCCTCCACCGTTCAAAGTCAGCCATGACAGCTTCGGTGAGATCAACCTCGAGGATCCGCTGATGTTCGCCAGATGTAGAACCCGCATCGCTACCCCATTTGACTTTGAGATGGAGAGCGTGGGCTGTTGTCTCCACTATCCATTTCATGTTCTCCCTGATCTCCCTTAACGATCCCGATGGTGAAACGATCTGGTAGTTCGCTCCTTCTGGTAGGACTAATAATTTTGAGACATCCATCTTTATCCGCGTTGTTTCATCGACTCCCGTTAAAACGCTTTGCCCCAAAGATTGATACATATTTCCGAGCGATAGCTGAGTCCCGAATACGTTGTAAAGCAGATTGGAATTGGCGACCATTTTCCCTTTACCTGTACGCCACCACTCGTTACCCATCATAGGATAAAGATGACTCCATACGATCGGCAAAACACCGTGCGGATTTTCATTGTCCTCGTTGACTTGAATTATCCGACCACCCTTTAACATCTTGAAATGACTCTCATGCGACCAGTAAACCCACTCCTGCTCGTTCCCTTTCGCTTGACCGTGAGAGAACAAGGGATATACAATGCCCACAGGTTCGGGGTTATTGGCAATAAAAATAGGTTCAAAATCAGTAAGGATATGCGAGTCCAACACTTCCCTATCCTCATCGTAGAACCGAAGCATGGCAATCGTGCCGAGTAGCCCCGTTAATCTGTCAGCTTCAATCATGTCCTGGTCTAAGTCGCCCACTAATTCATGGTAACGCTCGTCGGTCTTTCTTTCTGGTGCTGATTTATATGCGACAAATCGGGCATCAATTAGCTTCTTCGTGACGTTGACTGCCATAGGGGGAGCATATTTGAGAGCCATAGGATCGAACCACTTGCGAGTCTCTTCCTCAAGATTAATCCCTTCGTAATAGTTCATCGAATTAATCCTGTCCTCACGCTCTCTGACGTGGGATTCCTCTATCCATTTCTTTATACTTGCAACAATGCTCATTTCACTTAAATCGGGAATAATCATTTACCAATACCTTTGTACTTCAATCGCCTCCCGCTTAACGATCGGAAACCTGTTGACGAAAAAATAACGCACGGCATCCATTCCGTGATCGTGCCGCCCATCCTTTAACGGCTCATCCTTGAGCCTTTGGTTCTCTCTCTTGTCTGGATAGCGGTAGTTTTCAAAATCTTCTATGATTCCTTCGCACTTGTCTGAGATGAATAATCTCGCCTCCCCCTGTGCGTTCTCGAGATACGATCTAACCAGATCAATACCTGAAGCGATTGAACGGCTGACTTTATCTCTTTTGAATCTTGGGAATATCCCGTGCCTCTTAAATATCTCGACATCTCCCAGGCCCGAGGTTGATTGGACTCCTGCCCCTGCGGGATCGCAGATGTATTGCTGAACAGGATAATCCTTCTGAAGAATCCTGTTAGCCAACTCCTCAGTCTTGATGTTTGTTTCGTGGACGATCTCATCTATAACGTGAACCTCATGCCGACCATCCACCTTGCCAACCTGTAACCACACAACGGAAGGCATACGGTAGCCAAAATCAACAGAGCAATAAGTCTCCCAATCAGGGTTGAAATCATATCGACCAACGTGAATGTCTCTGTCGAAACTGAATACCGTCCCTGCCCATGAAGTAAACCTGGCGAGATACTCCTGTTCATAGGTTTCCTTTGTGAGTTCGTTCTTGAGGTCATCTATGTTATCGCTGAAATACCGCGAACTTGTAGAGGGGTGTTGCCATGAATCCCATTCGGCGTAATCACCAGACTTGCCTCTTGCGTAGAGATCATAAAGCCAGTTGTATCCCCGAGGTGTAGAGACCAGTAAAGCCCATCCTCCCCGATCTGAAAGGGTAGGCCTGAGATATTGCTCCCAAATTGTTCGAGAAATAATGGCGGCCTCATCAATGATAAGCCAATCGAGTCCTTCCCCAACAAGTCCTGTATCGGGAGAATCGGCTGATTTAATCCAGACCTCTGAGTTGTTGTTGAATCGGGCGTAGAATAGCTGTCCACTAATGACTCGCTTGGTGATCGTTGGGAATTTGTATTTAAGGATAAGGTTCTCATGAATCTCCCGACCAATCTTAGAAGCAAGTTCATAGGAAGGAGCAACAATCCAACCACGACTATTCTCACGAATGATGGCTGTCTCTGCTTCTCTTGCTGCCCCATAGGATTTTCCACTACGTCTGCCCTGGATATTAACACGAAATCTCGCCCTTGAATTATGTATGTCCCATTGGATAGGTTCAGGCTCATAGCCTATCCGCTTAAAATAATCAGCTTTCAGGCTTATGCAATTCTCTGGCGAGTTCCTTCCACTCGTCAGAAACATTAGCACTACGTTCTATCGCCTTGCCCTCCGTCCTGTCCGCTATGAACTGCACGGCCCACGCTCTCCCATCAACAGCGAACCCGAACACCTTCCTCAATACCACCTCAAGTTTAGACAACCCATCGACCGAGCCTTCCTCTGAGCCGATCTTCCTGAGTAGGTCAGGGATTGATTGCCTGTTGGGCGGCCGTCCTTCAGGATTGCCAGACACTCCCGATTTGAATGTCCCGTCTGCGTTCCTGTTATCTCCTGTATCATCAGGCATGAGCCGCTTCTAATCTTGTCGCTTCCTTCCCTGTAAATTTTTCCCACCGATTAACTATCACATCGCAGTAATGCGGGTCAATCTCCATACCGTAACACTTACGCCCCGCCTTCTCACAGGCTATTAGTGTTGAACCAGAGCCGAGGAATAAATCAATAACACTCTTTGGTTCTACTTTATTTAATGACCAACTGATTAACTCAACAGGCTTCTGTGTCGGGTGAAACCGATTCTTCTTTTCTGATGCTTGTGTGTATTGGCGTGTTACACCATTAAGGTTCGTCCAAGCAAGTTCGCAATCCATTTGGTCGCTTCCACCGTTGTTTTTGTCCCACACTATCCAATGCGGTTTATTTGGCAGGGCGTTTGCATAATAGTTAGCTCCCCACCATATTGCAGGAGTCTCGACATCCATTAAGTTGAATGATTTAATCGCTACATTAGTTGAGTCATCATTCTTTATATCATTATATCGTTTTGACAAAACACCGCTATTCTTTACAGCATTTATTCCATAAGGCGGGTCAGTAAATACCATATCAGCCTTCTGCCCTTCCATCAATCTTTCAACATCTTCCTTCTTTGTCGCATCCCCGCATAGGACTCGATGTTCCCCCAATAGCCACAAATCCCCTGCCTGAGTAATTGCTTCCTCAACTTCTGGGACTTCATCATCTTCAATCAGTCCTTCTTCTGGCTCATCCACCCAGAATTGGAGATCATCTTCCGTAAACCCCCACTCTGTCAGTTCCCCCACATCAAAGTAATTCGCCAGTGCATCATAATCCCACTCCCCTACATTACGATTCAGCCTGACGTTCAGTTCTTTCTCTTGGTTCAGATCAAGACTTAATTCAACGCAAGGGACTTTCTCAATCCCCATGTCTTTGGCTATTCTCAATCTTTGGTGTCCCCCGATCACGATATTCTCCCGATCTGGATGTTTGTTAATGATAACGGGATCAACCAAGCCAAACCGCTCCATTGAATCACGGAGACTCTTGTACTGGTCTTTGGTAAGCTGTCGTGGATTGTATTCGGCAAAGATCAGCGTTTCGATTGGATGATAAACTGTTTTCAAATCATAACGACCGTTACCTTTACCATAACCGCTGTTATCCTTTTCCATATATTTGAGGTAGCTACCTCGATTGAAGGGTGGTCGGTTTCCCGTCCCTTGAGAATACTATATGACGGTTGTCAAACCCTTACAGGTATAGTGATCTGGCTCGTTCAACACTCTCAGGGCTAACCGAAAGTGTCTGAGCAATTTGTACATCTGAAAAGCCCAAAGTCGCAAGATCGGATAATCTTTGTGGATTTACACTATCATAAGGTGGCTTGATTCTCTTCCCAATGTCCTCCTCTGGACCACCAAGAGCATGAACATGTTCCTGCGTATCTTTAGAATCTCTTTGCGACAGGC